TTTAAAGATATACTAAAAGGTGCTAAAGATGGGTTCACCAAAGGAAGCAAAGGAATAATTAGTGAGGATGCTAAAAAACGTGTAGATGCAGCTATGGATTCTTCTACTTCAAATTTTAAAGAAGAAAATCCTGATAATGAAATGTATAAAAATTATTTCAAGATGATGGCTGAAAAATACAAGAATCAATAAAACAGTCATGGATCTGTATAAAACCAAAAAACTTATAAACAAATATATTAACATTAAAAATTAAAAACATGGCAAAATTTATTAACTTTAACATTGTTGGTGGATATGATCAAGTTGCTGGTGCAGCTGATCCTTCATTAGACGGAGATAACTTAGTAGCGGTTGATGGTATTTTAAGTGTAAAAGCAGAAGCTGCCGCTGGTGGTGAGTATCAAGTTGTTTTACAATTAACAGGTGGTTTAACAGCTACTGTTACTTGTTCTACAGACGCTGCTGCTACTGATCCAGCAGCACCGCCAAATATTCCAACTGCAACTAACTATTTAGCTTTTATGAAAAAAGCTGTTAATAGAGCAATTACTGCTAACCCAGGTGGTGTAAAAGCTAGCGTTATCTTACCAATAGATAGTGATGATGTAAACGCAAAATACGATCAAACACTTAGAGTATATTGGAAAGATATATTAATAGCTTAATATGAAACCTAGAGGTTTAGGCGATAGTATAGCTAACTTCACAACAAAAACAGGAATTAAGGCTGTAGTCAATAAAATGGCTAACAGCCTTAATAAACCCTGTGGCTGTCAAAAAAGGCAAGACTATTTAAACAAAAAATTTCCTTACAAACAATGAAGATAAGATTAAGTAAAGGTTTTAAAATAAACCCTCCATTTTATACTGATAATACTCCTATTCATCATGTAGACTTGGAAGATGGAGTTTTAGGTAAGGCAAATAAAAACGGTACTATTTTAGTATCAGATAAAATAACTGATCCAGAAGAAAGACAAAGTGTAATAGAACATGAAAAAGTTCATATAGATCAAATAAAAAGAGGTGATCTTAATTATGATGACGACTTTGTATACTGGAAAGGAAAAAAATATTCAAGAGAAGATATGAAAGAAGGCGCTGAGAATTTACCTTGGGAAGCTGAAGCATATTCTAAAACTGATCCATTTGAAAAATATTAATTATGGCGTATAGACAACAAGGCAATCCATTTAGTAGAAAAACATCTAGTCCTTTATTTAATAATAAAAATAAAAGTATATCCACAATACTACCTAGTCAAGGTAATGTAAAAACTACTATAGACGATACTAATCTTAATGAGCAGGGTCAATCTCAGACTCAAATCGTGGATAATGCTTATAATAAAATTCAGCAAAGAATAAAAGAAATAAATAATTTTTATAATAGTTTTAATAATCTTGACGACATGTCATCTGAAGACATTACAAGGTTTGATGAAATGGAACCAGAAATGATAAATAATCTGGAAAATTCAGAAAGAAATTTTATAAGAGTAAGTGACTCTATAAACAGAGTAAATAAATCACCTTTTAATTATAACAGTCCACTTAATGATAATCACGATTGGGAAGAAACTTTACAAGATGAAAGAGGAGGTTATGATGTGGGTGAATGGGGTAATGAAACTCGAGTAACAAACCCAGATGGAAGTGTAACAATTACTCAAACAAGAGATTTAAACAAACAAGGTAGTGGTGGTGAAGGTTTTGTTAACCCTAACAATCCTGATCAGACATGGGACGAATGGCTGAAAACTCCAGAAGGACAAGAATGGCAAAGTAAAAACACAGGTCAAGATACAAGAACAAGAACAATCAGAAAAAGAGAGCCAATATCGTCTGTATCAAAATTAACTCCTTCAACTATTGAACCAACCACTAATGATGAAAGAAGTATAGATAAAATTGAAACTAGAAAAGTAATATCTTCTGATGATCAAAAAAGAATGATACAAGAAATGGAGACTAGAAGAAAAGAAGATGAAAAATCTAACAGAAGAAGAAAAAGAAAAAACTTTTTTAGAAAAATAGGATGGGCTTTAGGTGATGTAGGTGATGCTATAGGTGACGTAGGTGGTTTTGTTTTAGGTAATACTGGTAGAAGTTTAGTGGATATAGCAACAGCACCAGTTGATCTAGTAAGATCTATTAGACCATGTAGAACTTGTAGAAAAGGAATATTTGATCCAAGTCAAATGGGTATACTTGGTGGAAGATCAGGACTAGCTCAAAATTTATTTTCACAATATAGAAGATAATGTCAAAAAAACAATTTAAAGATACTACAGTCGGACAATTATTGTTTGGCGCTGCGTCTGTAATAAATCCTACATTAGGAAACGTATTACAAGGTGTGACATCTCCTAAAGAAGCAATAGCAGAAATAACTAAATCAGATGTTTCTTTAGATGATAAAATTAAATTACAACAATTAATATACGAACAACAAAACAAAGAGATAGAAGCTATTACATCAAGATGGGAAGCAGATTCTATGTCAGACTCGTGGTTGAGTAAAAACGTAAGACCACTTGTTTTAGTATGGTGTATTGTTGTATTTTCTTTTGCAGGTATCTTAGATAGTGTAGAAACTATACCTTTTAATATACACGAAACTTGGAATGATACTTTTGAAAAAGTTATGATGGCCGTAGTATTAGCTTATTTTGGCGGGCGAAGTAGTGAAAAAGCAGTTAGTATATTTAAAAAGTAAAAGTTAATAATAACAAGTAATTATACACTTAGAAATTAAATTAAATTAAATATTATGAAAAAATTATTATTAAGTATAGCATTGCTATTTAGTATTGTTATGCACAGCAACGACTTAAGCGATAAATTAAGAGGCGCGTGGTCTAGTGAAAATACAACTTATTATGTAGTTATTCTACATAATGAAAAAGAGGGATTTAAATTAGTAAATTTTTCTTTTGCAGAAAATCAAACATTACAAGAAACTGTAATAGAAGAAGGTAAAGATTATATAAAAACTAGAGTTTATAATCCCGTAAATGATTTTGAAACATTTATTACTTATACTTTTGTAAACGACGAACTACATTGTAAGTTTCAAGGTAAATCAAATCATGTTACTGTTTATAAAAGATATTGGTTAATGACAAATTAAATTAAATAAAATGAAAAAAAATAAAATAACAAAAGAAGAATTAGATAAAGTATTGGAATTTCAAAACAAACTTTATAATTTATCTACAGATGTTGGTGTTTTAGAAACAAGAAAACACGCTGTACTACATGAATTAGCTGGTGTAAATCAACAACAAGAAGAATTTAAAAAAGTATTAGAAGACAAGTATGGTTCTATAAATATAAATTTAGAAGATGGAACTTATACAGATGTAGAAAAAGAAAATGAATAATGTAATAAGAAAGATCAGTATAGGTTCTGACTATAAAAATGATGCAATGCATTATTCTTTAGGTCAACAAGTTTATGGTGGTCACGAAATATCTCACATCTTGTATGATGAAAAAGATAATTCATATAATATTTACATAAAGAAAAACAATGAAGTATTACCTTGGAAGAAATTTAATTCTAACATGGCTATATCAATTGAATATGATTTAGAATATTAATGAATAGTTTATATGATTTTATAGTAAAGCCTATCGGAGAAGGTAGATATAATAACAGTAAAAAAATAGGTAAAAAAGAATTAATTTTAAATACTAAAATTGAATCTTGGAAATTTGTTAATAGATTTGCTAAAGTTGTATCTACGCCGTTGGCTATTACTAGTAATATAAAAAAAGGCGATACTATAGTTGTACACCAAAATGTATTTAGAAGATTTTATAATATGCAGGGTAAACAAACTAATAGTAGATCTTTTTTTAAAAATGATTTATACTTTGTTTCACCGGATCAAATATATTTGTATAAAAAGAATGGTGAATGGCAGAGTTTTGGCGATAGATGCTTTGTAAAGCCAATAAAAAATTCTGACAATATAAAGAATAGAAAAGAGCAACCTTATGTTGGTATACTAAAAATAGGTAATAACAACTTAGAAGCATCTAATATTAATCCAGGAGATGTAATTGGATTTAAACCTGGAGCTGAATGGGAGTTTTTTATAGACGATGAGCGTCTTTATTGTATGAAATCAAATGATATTGTAATTAATTATGGAAATAAAAAAAATCAAAAGGAATATAATCCAAGCTGGGCGAATAGCAGTTGAAGAATTAATTAAAGTTGCTAAAGAACCTATTATTGATTTTGGTCCAGATATATCTGCTGATAGATTAAAAAATGCTGCAGCTACTAAAAAACTAGCAATATTTGATGCGTTTGAAATATTATCTAAAATAAATGAAGAAGAAAATATTATTGAAGGTAAAGTAGAACAAGAGACTAAAAAACCAAAAGAATTTAAAGGTTTTGCAGAAGGGAGGTCGAAATAATGTATCAACAAAATTTATATAAAATATTAGATAACCACATTAAACCTAAGATTCTCAATAAAAATAATAGATACAAAAAATGGGAATACGGTTATAACGTGGAACACGATGTTGTAATTATAAGCAAAACAGGTGAAATAGGTGATATTTTAGAAATACAAAATTTAAAAATAGCATTACCAAAAGCTAAAGATATTTATAAATTTGAATCAGATAAATTTGAATATAAACCTTTACCTAAAGAATTAAAAAGAATTAAAACAATATTTGATTGGGAAGAATACCCATTAGATTTTAAAGAAACATGGTATGATTACATTGATAAAGAATTTGCTCGTAGAGAAGAAGGTTTTTGGTTTTATAACAAAGGCAATCCTACTTACATTACTGGCACTCATTATATGTACCTGCAGTGGTCCAAAATTGATGTTGGGAAACCAGACTTTAGGGAGTCAAATAGATTATTCTTCATTTTCTGGGAAGCTTGTAAGGCAGATTCAAGATCCTATGGGATGTGTTACCTTAAGAACAGGCGTTCCGGGTTTTCTTTCATGGCATCAGGAGAGGTGGTTAACCTGGCAACCATATCGTCCGACAGTAGGTATGGTATATTATCAAAGTCCGGTCCTGATGCTAAGACCATGTTCACAGATAAGGTGGTACCAATATCGGCCAATTATCCTTTCTTTTTCAAGCCAATACAGGACGGAATGGACCGTCCAAAGACCGAGCTTGCCTACCGTGTCCCCGCAAGTAAGCTCACCCGTCGTAAACTTACCGCCAACGAAACCGCGCCCGATCTCCAGGGATTGGACACCACAATCGACTGGAAGAACACCGGGGATAACTCCTATGATGGGGAGAAACTCAAACTCCTCGTCCATGATGAATCGGGGAAGTGGGAACGTCCGAACAACATCCTCAACAACTGGAGGGTTACGAAAACCACGTTAAGATTAGGTAGTAGAATTATTGGTAAATGCATGATGGGTTCAACCTGTAATGCATTAGATAAAGGAGGAGATAATTTTAAAAAATTATATTATGACTCAGATGTCACAAAAAGAAATGCGAATGGACAGACTCGTTCGGGACTCTATTCTTTGTTCATACCTATGGAATGGAACTACGAAGGA